TGATTATACTGCACAAAGTTTTGTAGATAGTTCATTACTTCCAAGTTTAAGAAAAGCAATCTTTCACCCTGACTATCAAAACAATCTTAATGGTTCAGTACAGGAGGACGCACAAGGAGATTTTGGAGGATACAATATTAAAATAGCAGAAGGAAATACACCTCCCGCTGATGCATTCCCCGCTGACTCTGAATTTATAGCAGCAGATGAAGGAACTACTGATTTTACTTGGACTAATTCTAATAAAAGATTTACAAAGGGAACTGATACTGATAAAAGGGCATACGGCATCGCAACTAAATATCCAATGTCAGCAAGACAAGCAAAACACGTAGTCAATTTTGCGAACGCTGGGGATTATTGGGCTGCAAGTCTTTCAAGATACGCTGACTCAGAAACACCATATCCTCCGTGGGGTGAGCCAGTCCAGAAGGATTGGGCGGACTTCGCTGTAATCAAAGAAGAAGGTACAGACCTTTTAAAAATATATCACGCAGTAGTCACTGATAGTGAGTTCCCTGTACTTACTATGGAAGAAGTAGTCTATTACGGATACACAGGGGCGACTTGCGCGACCGCTTATGATTTAGGAACAAACGCAAGCACATTTAATGAAATAGAATACTTCATAGATGGAGAACAAATTGATGTATATTTACGGAAAGGCGGTTCGGCACGAACTTTGATATGTAGTCCTGAACTTGGAACTCCCGCCAAAAATAATTACTTTAAACCGATTAATATGTGTTGTAGTTATTTATTTCCTAAATATGAACTTACTGGAAGTAATACTTATTTCACTATGGTAAGTAATGAAGGTGTTAATGTAACTGGTTATGTTTATGGAGATAATCACGATACCGAACAAGCACTAACAAGACAAGATTATTACGCAACTTCATTATCAGGTGAATTACCTTTTTACAATACTGCACAAGATACAGATTTAAAAGGTGTATATAATGATATGGATAGCGCACTCACAACAGTACATAATTTCTTGAGATTTAGTGACGACTTATTTAAGATAGCGTTAATTGTAGCACCTGACCCTGACATCTATACTCCAAGTGATGGAGCGAACTGTGGAGCGCTATTAGGATTTGAAGATGAAACGGTTGTTGATAATCCAACGCAGACATCAGGTTTCAAAACATTTACTTCACACGAAACTCCCAAGAACATTGTAAAGGATAGTATGTTTTTAAGAATATCAAGTCTAACTCAAAATTCTAAAAATGGTTTCACTGGAAATGATAGTAAGATAATTTATCAGTGTCCTCGGTTTGATGTAAGTGGTAATGACCAAGGCAATTTATATTACGAACCAGGTGAAAAGACTTATCTTGACCTCGGGAATATTTCAGATACACTTGTAGATAGTTTCAGTGTTGAACTCGTAGATAGAGAAGATAAACTTGCAGTTGGACTGGTGGGAAATACAACCGCTATGATTCATATTAGAAAGAAGAAAGTTTAGAAAAATAGTTGATATTTAGTTTTGAAAAATCATTGTTATTTTTTAATCAGAATAGAAATTTTCTAAACATATATTAAAATATGAGTGATGTTTTACCAGAAATTGTTAATGACCCTGACCTAATTGTTGAAACAGATGAAGAAGAAGAACTACTCGCACCAGATGTGACAGAAGTAGTCCGTGAGATTGATACGGAAGATGTCTTTGAGAAACCAAAAAAGAAATCCTCCGCTACTAAGATAGTACCTGTAAAAAAAGAACCGAAACCAAAAAGGCAGATGTCAGAGGCTCATAAAGCAAAACTTGCATTAGCACGTGAAAAAGCAATCGCTACTCGTAAAGCAAACGCAATAGAAAGGAAAAAGGTAAAAGAATTACAAAGTAAAGTTAATGAAAAGCAAAAGGTAGAAAAAATAAAGAAATTAGAAGATACATTAAATGATGTACCACCTCCTAAACAAAAAGCAGAAATAGATGAAACCGTTATACAAAAGGCAATTGAAGAAGCATTGACAAGACAAGAGATGGCGAGACAAAAAAGAAAGCAAGTAAAGAAAGATAAGTTAGAAGAAGAAATCGCAAAAGCAAAGGCACAAGAAGTCATACGTCAAGCAGTATATCCTTCAAAACTATACGCAGGAGACCAAGGTTTCGCATCAAAACATATTTATAATTTCCAATAATATTTTCTTGTAATAATATAAATGAGATGTTTAGAACTTTTTTCGGGAACTAAATCAGTAGGTAAAGTATGTGATTTAGTTGATATTGAAACGGTGTCGGTAGATTTAATATTACCAGCAGACCACCAATGTGATATAATGGATTTTGATTACAAACAATATCCTAAGGATTATTTTGATATAGTCTGGGCTTCACCACCCTGCACAGAATATTCAATTTTAAAGTATTCACATATTGGACGTAAAGTCAAAGGTGAAATATTTACAAGGGAAATGATAAATGAAAATATGATACAAGCGGATAAATTAGTAGTTAAAACATTAGAGATAATTAATTACTTCAATCCTCATTTATGGTTTATGGAAAATCCAAGGACTGGTAGATTAAAGGATAGAGAGATTGTAAAGGATTTACCTTTTTATGATGTAGATTATTGTATGTACTCTGACTGGGGTTATAAGAAACCTACGCGAGTATGGACTAACAAAAAAGATTTTAAAGGTCTTACTTGTAATAAGAAATGTGGAAACATGGTTGGTAATCACCATAAGAATAATTTAGGTAATGAACTCCACAGTACTAAATCATTTTGTCAAAAGGATAAATATAGAATACCTCAGGATTTAATATTTTCATTATTATTTGAATAAATAAATATCTATCATATAATATAAATGTCTGATTTTCCAGCGATTATTCCCATAAAAGTAGAGAATGACGGAGTAGCAAAAACACATCACCCGAACCTTCCCGAAGTTGGTGTTGGTGTGAAGGGTGCAGGTAAATGTTTATTGATGATTTCACCGAGACAGACTGGTAAAAGTACTATTATCAGTAATCTTTTCCTCAATGATAATCTATACGGACAAGAGTTCTTTGATGAAGTAGTTGTAATCAGTCCTACAATTAATATGGATAGTACATCACGATTTATGAAGAAAAGATTTACTTGTTACGACCAGTATTCTCCAAGTATTATTCAAGGTATTACGGATAGACAGATGGCGTTTGATGATGAGTCGCGACCAGATATTGCAGTAGTATTAGATGATTGTGTTGGTATGTTAGATAAACATATCGCTAATTTAGTGACAAGGTCGAGACATTACAATATTAAGTTATTAGTGATATCAGTTCAGAAGTTCAGAGGTGCAGTGGATCCTATCATTCGTGCGAACGCGACTGACGTTATTGTTGGCTCGCCGTTCCCAAATATGAAAGAACTTTCTGCAATTAGTGAAGAGTATGGAGATTTATTTAATTCACCACAGAATTGGTTAAAGTTATATAAACAAAGTACTCCTTCTAAATATGATTTTTGTTATATGAAATTAAGTAATCCACCACTTCTCTATAAGAATTTTGAAAAAGTAATCGCTACTGGCGGACAAAATTATGACCCTACTACACAAGAAACCGAAGAAAAAAAAATAGAAAAGATTGAATAAAATTATTATATTATTATCATTATACAAAATGGGATTTGATATGTATAATATGTCTAATGCGATTTCGCAGGGAAACGCGTTGTCGCAAAGTGTCTCTAATTTAAACGACAGTATAAGAACAACAAATGCGGAGAACGCGAGTATCGCAAAAGGAGCAGTTAAAACTGCAGTAGGTACAGATAAGGAAATTGGAGTAATGACGGGAGTTAAAGACGCTGTATCGGAATCAGGGGCTCTTGCGAATGTAGCAGGGAAAGTCCAAGCATATAAAGATGCAGTAGCATCACAAGGAACAGGTGGATTTACAGAAGTGAAACCAACCTCTGACGATATGGCGCCAAAGACACCTGCGGAGGGTTCAGGTGAAGCAATTGATGAAGCAGTTGAAAGACCATCAGCAGCAATACAGACAAGCGAAGGAACATTAGATGAAGGTAGTGATATTCTCAATAAAGGTAAAGGTATTGTCGCAGGGGCAGATGAAGCAGCAGAAGCAGGGGGAGCAGGGTTGAAGATTGCGGGGGCACTTGGACGTGGTGTCGGTGTTTTAGGAGCATTAGGTACAGCAGGACTTGATATAGATGAAGATTTTAAATCATTTAAAGATGGTAAAGGTCTTATTGCGGGGGATAATTTAGGTGAAAAGATTGCGAATATCGGAGCTATCGGTGGAGCAGCATTAGATATGTTAGGATTTGTACCTGGTTTTCAGTTGGCGGGAGTTATTGGAGCAGGGTTACAAGCGGCATCAGGAGTTCTTGACGCAGCGAGCACGGGAGTAGCAACAGCGGATAAGGTTGATGCGGATAAAAATACTCCCCCACCTGTCGCACAACAGCAGGTCGCTCAGGCTTCATTAGCAGGTTCTTATGCGAATGTAAGAACAAGTTAAATACTTTTGTTAATTTATTTTTTAAAATATTTTTTATATTCATATCTATTATAAACAGATGTCTGAAACTACTGGATTTTTCGTCGCTCAAAATAAGATACCCCTTCAAGAAAGTTATGTCGCAATCCCTTCCCAGAATGGATTGTCATACAACGCACAGAAATTAATTGAGTTTTACATTCCCCCGAATGTAGATGCATTTAAACCAAAGAACTCATATTTACAATTTGATTTAGAATTATCGCAAGATACTTCCGCTTCTAACACTCGTCTCCAACTTGATGAACTCATCGGTGGTCAGTGTTTAATTGATACTATCCGTATTCACTCGGGAGACAAGACTGAATTACTTGAAGAAATTAGACATTACCCTGTTCACGTCGCAACTAAATATGCATACCATTCTAATCCAACTCTCAAAGATTTACGCGCTCTTAATGAAGGCGCTGGTATTTGGACTCCCGATTGTCGTGGTACTCGGGGAACTACTAAATCTATTTTGACTAATCACAAGTTCAGTCCATACTATGAGGCTGTCACCGCCGACCCAACCAACGCATCATTCAAGAACTCCTTATATCACAAGTGTAAGTTAAAGTTACCTCTTCATACTGGATTATTCCAGAACGACAAGGTAGTTCCCTGTGGATTAATGAATGGTTTATTTGTAACTATTCTTACAAGTGAAAACAAACGTGTTTTCCGTCAATTGGATTCAGTATCCTATGAAAGACGTATTCCATTAAATCCTATTTTCCATAGTGTAGATGCGAATACTGGCTCTCCTGCGACTTGGGATAAATCTACTGCATCTAATGTCTTTTATGTAAAACACGACAACAATAACTTTGAAGTCCCTAACTTCCCTTTTGTTGTTGGTGAAACATTTGAATTCGCAAAGGTTACGGATAGGACTAAATCTGTCTTTGACGCTCCCGCTGTAATTAAACAGATTGAAACATTTGGTTCAGGTGCGAATGAATATATAAAGATTACATTACTAAACGCTGTCACACCAACAGTAGATGTGGTGAGTGCTCAAAACTTCGCGATGTATAGTACTTCGGTAAGAGCGGCGACTTCATACAATCCAACGTATGAAATCTCAAATGCGGAACTTGTAGTCAATCAGATTGATATGGGAGCTCAGGCGAAAGCTGAAGCGCAACGTGATATGCGTGAAGGTAAGATGATGGTATATGATTTCCTTTCCACGCAAGTATATAATTATTCCCAACTTAAAGGTGACCGTGTTGCTAATATCGGTATTCCTGCGAATCATCAAAGGGCGAAGTCAGTTATATGTGTCCCGACTGATGCGAGTGTATATTCAACGAAGGATAGTATCAGTTGTGAAGGAACTTATGAAATTAGTACTGGAACGGATATTGTATTGAACTCCACACAGTCTGGTATTGCAGGAATATCTGATAGACTTACGGAATACTTCTTTTTCTATGATGGACGTAATCAACCTTCATTGAATGTCAAAACGGAAAAGATTTCTGCGAAGAACTCTATTGATGCTATACCAATTCTTGAATTAGATAAAGCGTTATCACAGGCGGAGATGCCTGCCCTTGATATGTCAAGATTTAATGAAAACTTCTGTATTGGACGCGCCTTCTCACTTAACAAGGGTGTCTATGATATGCGTGGTAAGGATTGTAGATTGAATATCTTTTACCAAGATACTGCAAACCAACCTGTAAAGGATAAACTATGGTGTAATTTTGTATATCACATTAGAAGGATAAATATTCGTGCTGACAGTATCCAAGTAGAAGTATAATCATTTTTTTTTTTAAATTAAACTTTTTGAAAAATAGTCATATAAAATATTATATAACTTTACTTATAAAATGAGTATCATATACAACGAAATACAACCGAGTAATGTAAATTCCACTCAAAAGGTTTCCTACAAAAAGGGAAATCCAATTGTTTCTTTTTTAGTAGGTTCCCAGCCTCACCTGCTCGATGCAGGTAGTGTTCGTATCAGCGGTGACATTGAATTCTTCAAGGACGCAAATGATGCTAAACCAACTACTGCCGACCAACTTGCTATTGATGAAAAACTTGCACTTTACTCTATTTTTGAAAAGGTCACGATTACTTCCCAGCGTTCAAGACAGGTAATAGAAACTGTAAATCATTACGGACGTTTCTTATCCACTTACCTCACATACGTCAATTCTAAATCGGATAAATTTTCACATTTAAATGAGATGGCGCTAACTCTTCCCAACTTTGAAACGCAAAAGCGTGAGTTAGTAGATTTCCCCGCAACCGCACACGGTTCTCGTTTCTGCATTCATATTCCAACAGGATTTTTAAGTTCAGGTAATATGATTCCTTTATCTGCGGATTCACTTGGTGGTGTAGAGATTTCCCTAAATCTGGCTCCTGACGCACAGGTATTATACGCACAGAACGGTACTACTACTGGTCTTACTGATGCTTATTACCAACTGTCAAACCTCCGTCTTCATTGTGAATTAGTTGTACCACCGAATCCCCAACAGATGCTTCCATCGCAGGGACAACTAACATACAACGCTATTACTTCCTACTTCAATGTAATTAATTCTGCGAATGCTGTTGTTAATTTCAATCTTGGTACATCAAGAACTCTTGGAGTATTTATGAATATGTGTCCGTCAAAATATCTAAACAATATTGGTTTCAACTCATATGCTACGACATCTCCTTTGAATAAAGACGGCTCACAGGCTGCAATTAAACAGATTATCTTTACCAAAGCGGGAATGAGAATGCCTGTATCTTTTAACATTGATACAAATGTAAAGGAAACTCCAAGTATTAGTACTATTGACCCTCAGGTAGTCACATTTGCACGTAGTAGTATCAAGGCGGGATTGAACCTTCGTAGTGAAGTATCCCCGATTAATACTAACAGATTATATACTGGTGCTGTTCCACCACTCACGGCGGACGGTGGTCCTATGGAATGTATTGGTGTTCCCTTTGACACTACGGGAACTGGTGTTGGTGAAGATTTCAGTACTACACCATTCGGTATTCAAATGGAATGTGATTTGACTTCAGATAGTCCAAATGCTCTTTTCCTGTTCGTCCATTCAAGACAAACATTAGTCTTTGGTCCCCAAGGATTACAAGTTATTCAGTAAATCAACGTGAAAAGTTTTTTTTTTAAAATAATTTTTATATTTCATATATCATAAACAAATGTCTGCTATTCAAGAAACTCTCGGTGTCTCTCCTCCTAAAATGGACGCAACTAATGTTCCCGATTTAATTAAAGTCGGTGCTATTCAATCTAATATGTCAATGGATATTACCAGCGATGTCTTAGACCCTATTGTTATTAATCAGAACAACTGTCGTTTCGTATTAACTAACAAGGGTTATTTACACGATGGTTCCCGTATTACTTTATCAGTGAAGGGTAATGCTTCCACTTCTTCTGGTGCTTTCTTCCCTCTTAATTGTGGGGTTCATTCTCTAATTCGTCGTGCGACCTTATCCATTGGTGGTAATACTATTAGTGAAATGGACGATTACAATCACTTCAAGACCTTTGAAAGTATTTTCCTTTCCAATGAAATCAATAGAGACCGTGAAGCCTATATGTCTGGTCGCCAGATTGCACACGAGTTCAATTACAACAATACTGCTGGTAGTCAGTCTAACACGTCTGCACAAACTTACGGACTTGGTAATAAACTTGAATATTCTGGAACTAATCTTGATGGAGATGAAGTCCTTGATATTAATAACAAACCTGTATTTTCCGTGACCCTTGCGGAACTTTTCCCTTTTATGAAGGGATTAAATCTTCCATTATTCGCAATGAAACAAGAGGT